TCCTAAAGATTAGCTCATTAACCAATTGATTGAATCTATCAAATAAAAACTTCTTCTTATTATACCAAAAATACACATGGCCCGCATTTAATGTGTAGATAAGAGATACTCTACCGGATTGATACCCGTTTACAGAGTTTAATGTCCGCTTAAGAGAGCCATGAACCATTGGCAACTCCCTATACTCTGCCATCAAATGTTGGTCAGAAAGCAAAGTAACATCGACGGTGTTGATCCGTGTCACCTATTACTTACCTAAATGGTGGACAACTATGGTGGGACCAATTACACACACAAGCGCCAATAGTTCAATCATTCTTCAACTCCGAAATGTTTTTTGATAAGATTACGATACTTGGTTTGAAATAACATTTCCTCTGGTGTATACTGATTGCCTAATTGCATACGCAGGCAAGTATCAGCACATTCCAAAACAATCAACTCGGCAAACACAGATAGGTGTTGATCAGTACCGGCCAATACACTCCATCCAAAAGATTTATCCTCAAACAAGCCAATCTGAGCGTGTTCAGCAAGTTCTCGAATTCTCTCGTTCATTATTTCAACTTACCCATAAGTTTAGCAAGCATTTCCATAGCCTTTTCCGTTTGCTCTGTCTGATGCTTCAGTCTATCTTCAAGAAATTTAATGTATTCGTCTTTACTCATTGTTCAACTCCATATTGTTCCATCCATTCTATTAAAATTTTCCTTGCTTCCTGTCTAGAAAGATTAAAACGATCTTCAAGCCATGGTGCAGCGCCAAACATATTTGTGACCCCACTCTCTCGGAGAAAATCAAGATATTCATAGTATTCGTTCATTCTTCAACTCCGAAATGTTCTCTAATCAAATCACCCTGTGTCTTACCACCTTCGGCAAGTATCCAATCAACTTTACCAGCACATTCTCGTACAATCAACTGAGCAAACTTTTCTTTATCAAAGTCCCAACACACCCCATCATGGGCCAAAGGATCGATGTAGGTAGTAGCCTGTTCAGCAAGTAGTTTAATCCGCTCATTCATTGCTCAACTCCGTAATCATCTTTCAACATAAAACCCAACCTATCTCCGGCTGCACTAGGATAGAACTGATCTCTCCATACAGGGATAATAGTAGTAGCTTGGTGATTAGCAAAGTCATCATTGTATCTAAAATGGACTTCAATCACCCTACCTCCTATCACTTCCACATTAAACCACTCATATCTGTCTGCAACAGTCTGTAATATGATTGGCAACGTGAAGATATCCTCAATCTTTGTCCAATGACTGAATCTATCCAACCTCAACGGATCACTCCTGAACCCCTCGACTGCTAGCACTTGCTTACCCCAATTGTAGTCAAAGCTCAAATGACGACCGGTAAACAGCTCGCACCAGAAATATCCATCAGCAATAGAATCTGAGTCCAAATACTGTACCGTAGCACCAGCTGACATCATTCTTATATTGACAACAGGCCTCACTACATACTGGCCAGCAATTGTTGGCGCAATGCCAGCTGGACCACAAAGATATCCCAGCTTCTTTGCTAAGATTAGTTTATCAACACACCAAAGATCATCTACAGCTATGCTACCAAATACATCTGCATCCCCTATTTGAGGTAACTTGACCATTTAATACTTTCCCGATGCCAATAATATCTTACAAATTGTTTCTAACATTTCGCTCCTCTACGCCATCACAATAGCAATTGCTGCCAACATAAAAATCAGCACAGCACCTACAATAGGCAAGATGATGTGCATGTACTTTACTACTTCCTCAACAGGATCGGGTTCGTGGTCATTCATATCTTGGGTCCAGTAAATATATAAGTGCTCGATCCACCAGTACCCAACACACACGCTATTGTATCATCAAACTGAATTAATGTCCACGTCTTTGTATCATCATTGACAAATAAACCATACTTTGACATTACAGCATCGGATTCTGTACCAACCCATATTGGCTTTTCTTTGTAATCGCTACCACTCAGTCCCCGTAGCATTACTTCTGTACTAATACACTCTACAGTTTTTTGTAGGTTGATAGTTTGTGCAGCCACATATCCAAATACTAGTGCCAGCAAAAATAGTATGTATTTCATCTAGTTAATTAAGATCCGTAAAAATAATATCGCTTTAATTATTTCATTCATGTTCAACACCGTTTGCTTTGTCTATTAGATATTGGGCATGATCTCCATTGATAGGTGTGCCTTTTAGAACAAGGTAATCATGCATCGCCATCATAGCATTACTAAACCAAGCCACCATGTCAACGTCAGTTAAGTCCGGATTACTTTCATAAAAAAACTTTGCCCATGCTCTCGCATCTGGATTGGTGTGTATAGTCATATCATAATCACTCATTCTTCAACTCCAAAATGTTCCTTGATTCTCATACCGTTTGTTTTAGTAATATATCCGCAACCGACTGAATTGGATCTCTCCGTATCAGCAATCCCGGCACACTCTTTCACAATCAATTGGGCAAACTCTTGTTCGAACTCATCCGACAACCGGTATGCCCAACTACTACCCATTGGTTTAATTCTGGCCTCATCAGCAAGTTGCTTGATCCGCTCATTCATTTAATATTATACCGATTGAAGATCTCTTTACGAAGATTGTATGCTTGCTCTACTCTCAATTCCGTACTATCATAACAAAACTGAGCTAAGTCTCTTATCACCAACTCAGCAAACTTGGACGTAAACGCTTCGTCTAGTGATCTTGATTCTGTTATCAACTCACGCTCAGCCCAAGCTTTCTCTACCAATTGTTTGATCTTTTCATTCACTTTGTAGGACCACCATAGACCTGAGACTCTAACTGAGCAATACGCTCATTTGCTCTACGCAAACTGTTATTTGCATCATTGAGTTGTTGTGACAAAGCCTTTATTGCTTCACCCATTGCTAGGATTGCTTTTGTCTCTTGTTCCTGTACTGTTTCCATGGTATTTCCTAATCCATAAACATAATTACGTTTTCTATCGAACTCAAGCTGTGCTTCATGCGTTCCCAGTTTAAATTCTTGGGTCATCTCATTCCTTCTTATCGCCAAACAACTGTAGTAGGCTTAGGAAGATATTAATGAAATCAAGATATAATGTCAACGCACCTTGTACTTCTACAGACGGACTAGAATCGACACTGACCATTTCTCGGATCTGTTGTGTATCATATGCAGTAAGACCCATGAAGATAACAATTGCTAACGCACTGATCACCATCTGCATTACACTACTGCCAATAAAGATATTGATGATACTAGCAATGATGATAGCAATTAATCCAACAAACATAAACTTACCTAGACTATCCAAACTACGTTTAGTAAAATATCCATAAAAGCTCATCGTTCCGAATAGGACACTCGCTCCCATAAACGCACTAAAGATACTTGCCATCGTGTATACAGCAAAGATCACAGCAAAGCTAAGTCCCATGATCGCTGCAAACCCTGCTAGCAATAGGATAGCAGTTTCCTTTGGTGGGTTCTTATTAAGAGCAAAGCTGATTCCAAATACAGCAACCAACGGTGCAAAGATTACTACCCAATGCATCACCCCCGTAAAAAAGAACTTAACCAATTCCGGATTAGTTCCCACAAACAAACTAACAACCATACTGACTAATGTCGCAAGTCCCATGTAACCATACACACGGCCCATTGCTTGATTAATTTCACCAGCAGTCCTATAACTTGCAAATTCATTACCTGAATAGTTTATACCAAACATATCGATCTCCTTAAATTAATTTCGACTTCCTACTTAAAAACGTTGACTGTATACTTAATGTTATCACTTCACACCAAAATGTTTAAGCATGTGCAATGCTTGCGCTTCAGACTCGGGATAGTTGTCAATGATGAAGTCGGCGCATTTGGTAATAACCAAATTGGTTAGTTGATCTGCATCTACTTTAGGTGGAACATACTTAACGATGATCCCTTCTTGGAACGGCAGCTTGTTTCCATCTAACGGAAGTATATCAGATTGCTTGGTAGCTTGCTCTACGAGCTTCTTTACATCATCTATCATACCAAATAACCAATTAGCATTCCAAATGCAAATGCTACTAATGACACATACAACAGCGATATCGGATACCACACATGGTCTTCCATAATTTTGACTAACCAACTAATATCCATCATCTTGATATCCTCAGTTCTGCGTCAGGATTATCTTTGCATGCGTTGTAGTATTGATGAACGAACTTAACGAGTCCTTGATAATGTCCCCATCCGTTTTCTGGATTGAATTGATTGAAATAATCAGGGTCGGTTACCAACACTCTCCACCCCGTATGCAGACACTCAACAATCTCGCGAGCATAAACATATCCATGCTCATCTGGCCGCCAGAGAATATCATATAACGTTCTTCCCTCACCAACGTCAACAGCCTTGGCCATCTCACCAAGGTTATGAGTGATGTTAGCACTATACACAGATGTGGGTTGCGTTACCATTAAATCAACATCTAAACTCATATTATATCCACATTACTGGTTGTTAAGTGATATACCAATGCAAGCAGCATTAGTACAATTATAAAATATTCAATAAGGTTCTTCATGTCTATATTATCCATTCTAAACACAATAATGACAACTAGCTATTATATATCCCAAAATTCGAGATATACTACATAATTTGTCTTCCACTGGAAAGAGGTTGGATACTATAGTATTATACTAGGAAAAGTCTAATCCAAACTCACCAGCACTATCCTTTAGCTGATCAATATCCCGACTATAATGCTCGGACAACAGCTCAATGTAAGCACCCACAAACCTAGGGCCATGCTTATCTCTCTCGATGAAGTGAGCACATTCGTGTATCACACTCCACTTTGTTCTACTGAACTTCGGCATACAGATCTGTCTAATAGAATACTTTGCACATGGTGACCTTCTTGCTCTTCCGTCCGTTACTTCTATAAACGGAATTATACTAGAAGCAAGTTGTTGGCATTGATCGAGTGTTAGGATTGTATCATCCCACTCATATTCCATCCTCTCCCACTTATACAACTTACTGCGTTGATAGTCTCTCATTTATTTCTCTGATTTTGTCTGAATGGCAGTGTTTAAACATCTTACAATAATATTCAAAACGACGAGGCTCGTGTTCCGGATTAGGGAGATCGGGCCAACATTCAATCATTACATCTAGTATTGCTTGTGCTTTCTCGTCTGTCACTTTAATTTCTCAGCTACAACTCTATCACCAGCATCATCGCCAAACGACATATTCTCTCTATGGATGATGATTAAGTCCTTTCTTGCAAGCGACTCAATTGTTAGGTATGTAATAAAGATGGCAACCCTTGCTCTTGCTGTTGCAATCATCTCCTTCTCATCGGAATACTCATTAGGTATACCTTCAGCAGCTGCTAGCATTTCAGGTATTAGAACCAACTCTTCGAAGTGACAATTATCCTCATCATCAGCAATATCAAGTAACAGCTCAATATCTTGATCTGATATATCTCTCATAAAGTCTCCCACAACAAGGTATGGGTTCTTTATAATATCAATTGCTAATAGACGTGTAACGGGAAGGAATGATTTATCTTCGGAGACTTTATCGAATCTAATTGACATACTATCTTTTTCGCTCATAACCGTTCCTTCCAAAACTTATTTCGACTTACGTGCAAACCGCACACCACCAAACGATCCACCGATTAACAATGATGCTAACCATGTTTCGAATGTATACTGAATGTTTGCTACTGGGAATATTGTATTGACACACCAGATCCAAACAAATGGACCAAATATTACAATGAATGCCACCAGTGCAACAATTGCTAGAATTTTAAACGTATCAGACATTTTCAAACCTTTCATAATAATCATACTTAATACCAAAATGCTCAGCAATTAATCTTGCTAACTCTTGCTCGACGTGTTGTGCTTGACCTAAATCAAATGTAGTCCTCACACCTGGGTAATTAGGAACCTTGTCGGACCTAATAATTTTAATACATTGCTTAACTATAAGCAGTTCATCGTTCGTTAATTGACGCATTCCTTTTATCCTCACATGGCTGACAATAGGTATGAACCCAACCCCCACCTCTACGCTTGCCTGGATTGCCACACGACTCACAAGTGACTCCTGTCATTGATTCGGCTAGGGTAACCATTCCGCTAATATAATCATCGCCACCAGTGTAGTAGAAACGTAGCGTACCAAACTTCTCTTTGACCTGATCTAGAGTTACTTGAGGACACTCAGCCGGTACATCTCTCAACTCAGCTTTATGGTCAATAATGCTTTGACGGAGCTCATTGTTCCACTTACTTGGGTCGTGATATATTTGATCGAACTTAGTCCAGTCAGCAGGAATCCTTTGAGCATCAATGATTGCTTGGTTGTGTGCAATTGCTCTAGCTCGTTGACCATTCTTCCAATCAATGTGGTGTTGGATGTTACCCATTAGTTGATCTAAGATGTTGAACCAACCATCTCCACAATCGAATCCCCAACACATACAAGTTTCTTGCATGGGCTTATTACGATTAACCATCATCTTAGGATACTTCTCGCATAGAAGTTTGTCTAAATCTAAATTCATCTAGCCTCCATAATACTTTATCAATAGGTCCATTGCTTTAATCAGCTTCATGTTGTTGACTACATCATCCGGATGTAACCAATATCCAGTAGGATTATTATCGTCCTTTGGATTGGCTTCCCATTGATCTAACTCCGATTGAAGGTATCTACGAGCCTCGATCAAGTTGGTCTTTGTAATCCCGTCAGCGACTTCAAAAGGAATTGTCAGGTCAGGTATCATATTAATGTGTAAACATCGGTTGTGGTTTATCAAATTGCTTACTCTGTATAGTACTTAGCAGCTTATGAAAATCATCCTCTGAGCCTGTCTCTCTGCATGCCCATATCAAACGCGCATTGAATACAGCAGCAAGAGATAGCGGTGCTATTTGATGTTTATTTGACAAGGACGCTAAAATTTCATCAACTTCGCGTGTAATTACAATTAATTGATCGTGGGTCATAAAATTCTCCTATCATTGTACACGATTCTACAGTAAAACTACACGAATGTCAACAGCCTAAATATAAAGGCCATAATCATAAATAGTACAAAATACACACCTTAGGACCGTTATCTTGCAAGTGTGTACAAATGGAGGCCCCTGCCAACTACATCGCATAACGCCATTTGCGAGAACATAAGTGGGGCACTAATTCAATAAGGAAAAAGAGATGGCAGCCGATAATACAATCGATCTAGTAATCAATCAAAAGGCAAGTTTTGAAGTAACGTTCACAGTTAAAGAAGCTAACACTGCTCTTAACTTGACTGGATATACTACTTCTGCTAAACTAAAGACTGATTTCAATACACCAGACAGTCAGGCTATTACTTTTACTACAGCAGTTGCCAATGCTGCAGCTGGTCAAGTGACCATGTCACTAACACCAACCCAAACAGCCAACCTTAGTCTGCAACGCTACTTCTACGATTATACTATTACAGCTAATACTGGTTTTAAGACTCGTATTGTTGAAGGTACTGTTAAGGTAAGTGGCGGGGTGAGCTAATGACTACAGTTACAACTACCCTCGTATCGGGTCAGAATGCACACGTTGGTGTTGTATCAAGCCGTGGTGAATATTCAGTAACTGTTAACAGTGGTGTACAAGGACCAACTGGCGCCAATGGCGTAAGCATTACTGCTGCTAACGTTGTTAGTGGTAATCTTGTTCTCACACTTTCCAATACATCAACGATAGATGTTGGAGGAGTTGTTGGAGCTAACGGAGCTAACGGATCGAATGGAGCTGCTGGTGCTAATGGTGTTAGTATTACTGCCGCTAACGTTGTTTCTGGCAATCTTGTATTAACATTTTCCAATACATCTACTCTTAATGTAGGAGCAGTTGTTGGGGCAAACGGTACTAATGGCAGTAACGGGACTAATGGAACAAATGGTACTAACGGAACCAATGGAACGAATGGCACTAACGGAACAAACGGAGTTAGCGTCACAGCAGCAAGTGTTGCAACAGGCAATCTTGTAATTACATTATCCAATACATCAACAATAGATGTAGGTTCCGTAGCTACCAACGTTGCTGCTCCATACGCTTGGACTAACACTCAATCATTTTCTAACTCAGTCACATTTAGTGGTAGTGCGGTTGTTCCTTCTTCTAACACATTAGGAACAGCTCTTGGTTCTACTACTCAGCGTTGGGTGTTGATTGCAAACACCGGAACATTTAGTGGAGCAGTATCAGGTATTACAACACTAGCAACTGGTAATACAACCATCACCGGATTTGCTAACGTCACTACTACTATTCAGGGTGGTTCTACTTTAATAATTGCTGGTGCAGCTTCTGGCATTACTACTCTAGCAGCTGGCAATACTACTATTACTGGTTTTGCTAATGTGTCGTCTACTTTGCAAGTAACTGGAGATACAACACTATCAGCTAACTTGACTGTCACTGGTAACGTGGCTGGCAACACAGCAGGCTTTGCAATCGGTTATAGGGATATACCACAGAACTTTACAAACACATCGATGACGTTAGCGTTAACCGATGCTGGTAAACATATCCTTACTCAGAACTCTGGTGCATCTACTCAAACGATTACTATTCCACCAAACGGTACAATAGCATTTCAAACAGGAACAGCTATTACAATCGTTGTTCAATCAGCTGGAACAATAGCAGTAGCAAACGGCGCTGGCGTGTCAATGTACCTTACTGGTAACAGCACTGCTAAATCGACCGTAACTCTCAGCTCCTATAGTATGGCAACCCTACTGAAGATTGGTACAAATTCCTGGATTGTTAGCGGTACAGGAGCTACTTAATGGGCGGCATTATGCAAACGCTGCGTGGAAGCTTTAGCGTTGCAGCCAGTGGTCCAACATTAGTTATGGACTTGGATGCTGCAAACTATTCAGCTATTCCTAGTAATGGTACAACGATAGCGGGAACGGGTGCTTACACTATCACAACATTAAATGCTGGTAGCAGTATGTCATGGGCTGCTACTAACGGAGGAATATTTCGTAAGACTTCAGCTACTGCCACAGACATGCTAACGTTCGGTCCAAATTATTCGTCAACCACTCAGGCCTATAGTGTAATGATGGTCTATAGATCGGTATCGGGCACGGCAGGCAGATTGTTGAATGCTAACACCGCAAGCCCAGACTGGTTAATGGGACTATGGGGCAGTGGTGCTGGCGTACAAGACATTTTCTTCAATGGAGCATTTGTGGGTAGTAGCAGTACAGCTCAAAACGGCTCTTGGAGATTTGGGTGGTTTACATTCAACGGAACCAATACTACAAATGCCTATGCCGCCGGTAGCACTGCACCAACAACCACACATGGAACTAGAGCCGGTACTGGTGGATTTAATGGATTGAGGTTGTTTGGTAGATTCAGTACCACTACAACAAACGTGGAAAATGTGACGGCCGATGTTGGTCTAGTCAAATTGTGGAGTGGTGCATTGACTCTTGCTCAGATACAAGCTGAGCATGCAACATATAAAACAAGATTTGGGTATTAATAAATAATGCTATGGACATAGAAACTCGCAAGAAAATATCCCGGGCAATGAAGGGGAAATCGAACTTTGAAGGGCATAAACATACGCATGCTTCAAAGATTGCCATTGCTTTCTCACAGGAAGGCCATAAAAACGCTAAAGATCATAAGTGGGCTGTTGATAAAGAGACGGGGAAAGAAACACGTATAAAGCCTGGCGCACACCTTCCTAGAGGGAATAAATGGGGTCGCACAGCTGGGTTTAAAGAATGGATCAAGGAAGAAGTGTTGTTGGAAAAGAAAAAGGTTGCAGATGCTATCGAGGACTTTACTCAATTTGCAAAACAACACCTTAATTTAGATTCTCTTCCGCAGATAGATCTCAACTACGATTTAGAAGCAGCAGAGAAGTTTGGTGCTTTTGGTGGTTATTATCCAGAAGAGCAGCGTATTGAATTGAACGTTGCTGGTAGACACACAATGGATATTCTTCGTACGCTTGCACACGAGCTTGTTCACTACCGTCAAGGATCAACCGAGCCTTTGCCAGAGGATGCTGGTGATACCGGATCCCCATACGAGAACGAAGCAAATGCATTGGCCGGTGTTATGATGAGAGAGTATGGCCAACAAAACGCTGGTATGTTTAGTGAGAATTTTATTGATGGTCGTAATCCACAAGACAAAGGTGATGTGGCTCGCCACGGTTTAAAAAACAAAACTATGGCTCAATTGAAAAAGATTAGAAGTTCCAAAACAGCAACTCCAAGACAAAAACAATTAGCACATTGGTCTATCAATATGCACAAAGAGAGTGTTGTGATGGAAGATTTGCGTAAGTGGTTTAGAGAAAAATGGGTCCGTATGGACACTAAGGGTAACATTAAGGGTGATTGTGCAAGAGAGCCTGGAGAGGGGAAACCCAAATGTTTACCGTTAGCCAAAGCTCAAGCGATGGATAAAAAAGATAGAGCTACTGCTACTCGTAGAAAGAGAAGAGAAGATCCAAATCCTGATCGTCAGGGAGCTCCGATCAACGTAAAGACAGAAGAATATAATAACTCTGTCAAGAGATTAGAAGGTACAACAAGTCTTGCTAAGATCTATAAAAAAGATACACCAGGTCAAACAAACAAGACTCTGAAAGAGCAAAACATGAATGGCTATAATAATTGGAACAATGCTGAGCCCGTAAAGTATGCTAAACATCTAGAAAAGTTCTTTGGTAAACCAAAAGAGCTTACAGACAACAGAGCTATCTGGCATGATGTTGATAGCTTCAAAAGAATTGAAGTGTTAGATGAATATATTATGCATGCCTCTCCTGCCCCACACCACGACTTCGTATACTGCTACCTAGATTTAAAAGTTCCAACCAACTTAGCAAATAAGTTAGCAGAGAGCAGCGAGAGCATAACGATTGACTTTTTAAAGAATGAAGTTGGGGCTAGATGTGCAAGCTTGGCAGCAAACGCAGTTACATTAAATTATGTTATGGACGTTGTAGAGAAGAAAATAACACCATCTAAACAAGCATATGAAAAAAGAATTATGGATATGCATGCTATGTTTGAGAATGGAAAGAGGTTTCAGCTTGACTGGTGGCCAGACACAACAAAAGATACAGATCCTAAAAACCCTTACTACAAACTAACAGAATCTTGTAACCATTCAAAAGAAGAAAATATGATTAACGAAAAGAATGTACCAACCCAACCAGAAAAATGGGCTCAAGCAAAAGCTCAAGCTAAGCAAAAGTTTGACGTCTATCCATCAGCATATGCTAATGGGTGGGCTGCTAAGAAGTATAAAGCAATGGGTGGAAGCTGGAAGTCGGTAGCCGAGGCTAGCTCACCAGCACAGCAAGCAGCAATAGCGATTGCCAAAAAGAATGATGAACCCGGACAGAATAAAAGATCTCTAAAACAACTAAGAGAAATGATCGGCCAAAAGCCTAAGTGTGATGTTTGTGGTGATAACATGGTTCGTGGAAGAAAGCATGAGTGCACAGTGAAAGAAGCTCGCATGAGTGCTGCTATGAAACTTCACCGTGCGTTCACAAGAGAACAAGAGAAGTCTGCTGCTTCTCGCGCTCGTGCTGAGAAGTTGCTGAACCCTACACCTCCAGCACCCATCGTTCCTAAAAAATAATGTATGTACAGGATATTTCTTCAGTCTAAGAGGCTGATAGTCGTTGAGTCGACCGAAAAAGAGTTTAGACAGAAGTATCCCGGCCAATACGAGCTTATCCAATCGGTTGCTGAGTATGATAACCTCGAGAAGGTGATCGAGCGTTTAACGAAGGATTATAAGGCCCAAGACGTAGTAAGAGACTACAAAGAGCTTAAGCGTTGGGGATGGAAGTATTTTACGGAAGAGATTCGCCGTAAATGTATTGAAGCTAGGATTGGTAAGCCTAGACCCCTAGAATCAAATGCCAAGGTCTCTGCGACCATGAAAGGCAAATCCAATTTCGAAGGAAGACGTCATAATCAAATTACAAAGATTATGATCGCATCTAGTCGCTTCGGTAAATCAAATATCCAAAAAGGACAACGTTGGTGTCACCATCCCGAATCAGGAAAAGAGTTACGTTGTTTTGAGGAACAAAAGCCAGCAGGATTCAGATGGGGTAGAAGTCCCGAGTTCAAGGACTATATCAACTCAGCCAAGCGTGTTCGTGTGCTTGTTGATTCGGAGACTTAGGTCTCTGGTTTCCGACATAAGTTTATTATCAACCATTCGAAGCCTTTGCTCCAACCGAATCAATCTCACTAGCAAGTATCCCATTGCTACGACAAGCAGGGTAACAGTCGTGCCCCATCCAGCAATGATGCTATAGGTCCATATCCAAAGGTCGGATACATTCGATGTTAGGAATGTAATCGGGTTCATTATGACTCCAAATATTCAAGCAATGTTTGACCAAGCTCTTTACCAGCTCTGAACGCATCTTTAGCAAAAGCCCACAATACGCCGACTACAATAATCGGTAGAGCTATTGCAAAACAAATACCAGTTATAATTTTCTTCATTCTAAATCCAAGTTAGTATACTTCTTTAGTTTTTCGTACTTCTCTTCGTAATAGCTTTCCGTCTTTGTTAAAGAGTACATATCAAACTGATGCATTATATCAAGAATGCAAAATAAGTCTCCAAGTTCCTTTTCCAATTGGAAGTGGTTATCCTTCTCGCCAAACCGTATACACTTGCTTGCAGCTTGGATTACCTCGGCACACTCCTCTTGCAGCAATTGCAAAAGTTCATGCTCAGCGGTCATGTTATGTTTCGTTTCAGTTTTCGGCATGCTTCTTTCACCTCTATTGGGAAGTCGGGACTATTCTCGGAAATACTACAATCGTACCTTACAGTATGTGGCTGATGCATGTTGATAAAAACTATGCCAGTTGCCACAGTAAGCATAATTGCACCAAATATTGAAATCGCCAACCCATCTTCAAACACGTTCACATGAACCCCACTTTTCTCGAGATTGTTTTGTTAGCGTGTTGTTGCACTTCTCCGTTAAAGATCTCAGCAATTGAGTATGAGTCTTTTGTTAGCTTAGCAGGGTCAATGTCAACCTTCTTGGCTAAGGCAACAGCTTGTTCTTTTGTAAGATTATCAAAGTGCAAGATATCAAAGCAACGACCTGGTCTCACCAATGCTGCGTCGACATCACGGATCGATGGTAGGTTAGTAGAGAATACCAACTTCTTACCCTTCGTGGTGACTAGTCCATCTCCCACATTAAGGAAGCGGTGCATCATTGAATTACCATCGCTACGAGCTTTCAAGAATGTATCAGCATCTTCCATCACCATCACGTTTGCTTCACCCTCAATAAACTGAGCAAACACATAATCCTTTTCTAGGATAGTAGCATCATATGTAACGACAGCGCTCGATCTTGTATGTTGCAATAGGCCACGGATGAATGTCGTCTTACCAGTTCCTGGTGGTCCGATCAACAACAGAATTGATGCATCAGACTCGATGTAGCGGTCGTAGTAGTCCTCAATAGACTCCTCACCAAGGAAAGGATACATCTCAGATAACGGGGTTCTGTCTGTACGAAGTGGTACATTAACAGATGAGCCATCAGATGAGTACATCCACTCGATATACGATTCTGCAATCTCAAACTCGGAAGAGCATTGTCCTACAAATGCATCGATCTCTTCTCGCGTTCCATACACCTTGATAGTGATCGCGTTGGCATTCAACTCACAAGACATCCATGAGGTCGTCTCTTCGTTGATTATAATCATACCACTATTAGAGTAGTGGATTACTCGGTACGGTAATGTACCGTTGTATGTTCGTTTGGCAAAATCAACCCACAATAGCTTAGTTGCAATTAAGGTGATCTCTTCCATTAGAGTATCTTTACCCTCACGCTTAAACATAAGTTTAGTTGTGATGTGATCAGATAGGTCTGATGATGCTAAAAATAATTCGTTTGTATTAGATGACATTGGTTCTTCTCGCCAGGTCCATGATTTGTTAAATTTCTTTGCTCTTCTTCTACGACGAAGACTTTTAAATGATTTGGTAGGACGAGTGACTCGCCCTTCATTTAAAATAGCCGCAAGTGCTTTGTCAAGATGTCTTATTATGTCCGACATCGATCAATGCTCGCTTCTCATTAATGTAATATAGCTTGCCTCTTGTACTATGCAAAACACTTGACGTCGCCTCGGGGCTAGTAAGCGCTTCGGTTATACAATCCAAACAGATGTCATGTCCGTTCCACCAATGGGTAAGGAAGCGTACATCAATCTTCTTTGTATTGTCACTCAAACCCCAGATAATGTCAACAGTTTTCTTTGTCTCTTTACAACATTCACATTGTAGACGTTTTTGGTTCTTTGGGAGGGTCTCAAAATGCTTTTTAATTTCAACCAATAAGCAAGTAGGACACAACGAGTCCTTGGTGTTGGATATTCCAAGTCTTGACCCACTGCTTACTTTACCCATGTACTCGGGGCGCTTGAAATCCATCCTCACATTGCATGAGGTGCACCGATATGGATTGAGTTTATACTTTACCGTTCTCCAGAAATATCCTAGATCGGTTTCAGTAGGCATCCATGTTGGAATTGGGATCTTTATATAACGTTGCATCATCATTCTCATTTGCAAATTCTTCTTCAATGTTCGCTCTTAGCAGACTTTCATAATCTTCTAAGAGGTCGTAGTCGGAATAGTCTTCATAGTACTCTCGTTCTTCTCCACCGATAGAAGCGATCCTATCGATGAGTTGTTCTCTTAGTGCCTTCATGACCAAGTCCTATGATCTTCTGCTATATGCTCAAGTCCATCATACTCACAGATGTGCCACTTAACATCGTCTGGTATATCTATGATTGCTAGATCCGAAGCCCATCCCCATGAGTCTTTACCCAACTCTTCGATAACTGCAATCAAATCTGGATCTGAACGGTCGTCGAAGAAACCATATTCACTGAGATATGTTTCCTCAGACTGAGGACCATCTGCTCTGTAATAATCAAATTCGTTTCCGCGCATTTGATACTTGGCAGGCACTTTATTAAATGCAATACCTTTGCGCTCTAACAACTTCTCGAAAGCTTGATTCGAGATACCAAAACCACCAAAGCATCTATTAATTACTACTTTCATTTTAACCTCTTCTCATCCTTGCTACATCATGCGCAGATTCGCTACTAAAAATTGGAACCAAATTAGACTTATGCATTGCTGCAATACCAATCATCTGATCGCCAGTATACACCGGACGAGCAGTCTTTGTTGCAACAGCAGCACCACTATTCAATGATTTATGCTGTCGGTGATCGAGCGCTCCAGGACGAAGCGACATCAGCTTAGGCTCAGCCCAAGGCTTAACAATTTGCTGAGTCCGTCCTTTGTTGTCGGACAGGCCATACTTCTCTTTATACAAATCCCAAGCATCTTTTTGCTTCTGCTTTTGTTTGCGAGTCTTTTTAGACTGGGTACTCAAATATACAATACTCATAATAATCCTTGAAATGTTCAATACATTATAGGTCTGTTAATTGTTATAGATACCGTTCACCCGATATCGTTTGCTTTTAACAGACCTATAACCCCTATACAAGGGCCATAGGAAAATACTTACTTAAATACGCGCGATACGTAGTAGTAAGCGTTGGCAAACGTAATGCCAAGTTCCATCTGAATCAGCTTAGCGATATCGCTATGCTTCTTATCACGGTTAGCCTCAAAAATCTCCAAGGCTTTGGCTTTCTTATCGCCACCACGTTTAGACGTTGCAGTTGCTTCCACGGTACTCTCCTTCATAACAAAACAATAGGGATGATTCACCTTCATATTAGCGAGCTTCTCATTAGCCTTTGTTAAGGCAAACTCCGGTATGTAGTCTTCACGTTGTAATATTGCTTGCTCAATTAAACATTTTGCAATGATCGCTGCATCAATAGTATCACGTACAGGCTTACAACCTAACGCACTAATAATCTGATTGGATGTAATGAATGGGTCGGACGCTTCGGAAATAGCCAAGCTAACATTCTGAATTGCTCGATTGATCGAACCGTTCGGATTGATATCGTACTTCTTGAACACACCTTGAATATTAACCATTCGGTAAATCCTTTATCAGTTAAGGTAGAACCTATTTTACACAAGTTTTGAGCAAATGTCAACAGGCTATAACTAGCTGATTTTACGGTATGTTTTCGAACAGATTGCCTGTTACTACACCTTTTGGGAGTGGGTTGTTTTCAAAATACTGTCCAAAAGTCTGCTTGACCTTTTCCCTGTACTCTGATGTTTGTTTGGTGAACAATTGGTACTTGTTTTCACCTTCTTCCACAGCAATGATAATTGCAATTTGTGGAATGGCAATTGGTTTGACTTCTTTGTATACTTCTTCCAACATAATTGCATATGCTGTTGATTGCAAGAAGTAGTCCTCAATCCAATCTTCTCTCTTATTAGTCGTTGCTGATTTGAAGTCGACAATTGTATTGACACCCATGAACCGACAGAACATATCTGAGCGGCCAGCTGTCTTTAGCGTATGAGAGAACAACGCTAGTTCGTTACCATACACCACTTCTACATTCTCATCGAGAACCGGACGTATATGGCTGAACAACTCTATATGGAGCGGCATATGCTTCCCTAGATAGTTCTCCTTGTTAAGGAGGTAATCCTCGCATATTTGATGGAGTTGTGTCCCTCTATCAGAGGCACGACGGGAGATTCGATTTGCTTCTGCTTCCCCCACTTTCTTACGCCATCTATCCAGTCCAGCCTTCTTTTCTTGATTACTACCAAGGACAGTGGTTACGGATGGATATAATGCACCATCCGGAGTCCAGTAATAGCGCTTGCCATTGATTGTGGTGGAATCAAGATCTATTTGTGGTAGATCTTGACGCTCAAACAATTTACGGTTTTGAGTCTTCGAGTTGAATCTTTGCAAGGATATAATCTTTCACTAAACTACTACGAACAATATCATCAGTTGTAAATTCAATTCGTGTGAATGCTTTCATCAAACCAGCTACTTCAAAAAACTTTAGTAGGCCTGACTTATCATCACGTTTCTTCAAATCACACTGTCTATAATCACCACACCATATGATCTTTGAGCGATGACCGACTCGAGTCATAACTGTATCGATTTCTTCATATGTCATGTTTTGCATTTCATCAACAATAATAATAGCATCATCAAAGGTCATTCCTCTAATGAACGATGTTGAGATAAACTCAATCGCATGCTGTTCCTCTAGTCGCTGATAAGCATCTCTCCTACCAAACAACGTATCGCATATCTGCATATACGGTTGTCTATAAATCTCTAACTTACCTTCTATGTCACCTGGAAGGTGACCAATCTCTCTACCTTGTACAGCAGATCTTACAATAATAACTTTACTAAAAGTATTACCTTTATCTAATACTTCTTCTAGTGCTTTATATACTGCAATAAAGCTTTTTCCAGTTCCTGCTACACCATGCAATGCTATAAAATAATCGCCTCGCTTGTATGCGTCATAAAACTTCTTTTGGTTATCAGTCAGTGGATCAAACGTCTTCATTTGATCTAATTTTATTTTCAATGGCAAATGTTGTCTTGATGGTTGCTCGTTATATTGGGGTTGCGTGTCTGTGTTAACTGCGTGTAATGCGTTTGAGCGTTTGCTAGCCATTTTTCTCCTGCCGATTGGGTTAGTTATTGTTATTCGGAGCTCCTCCATTTACGGATTGCTCTCTCGGTTTGAACTTGCTTGATAGACTTCTTTCCGTGATTGGATGCTAATGGAGAACCTGGATGGGCGTCAGAGATTTTTGATAGTACATCCTTGAACCCACTATCCAACTTTCCAGTAACAGAAACACCCGAGACAATGTTAGGCGCTGTGATCACCCTTACGTGGTCAGGATTAGCGTCTTTATAATTGTCAAGTTCACTGATGCGCATCATGATGTCAAATACTTCATCAGTGTTTGTATCACGGAAACAATAGATTGGCATTTACTTCTTAGTTGTCGTACGTGGTTTGCGTGTTGTGGTAGTAGTAGTTTTCTTAGCAACAGTCTTCTTAGCAGCTGGTTTAACAACCTCAACTACTGGTTCTGGCGTTGGCTCGGGTAGAGTAACTTCTACTGCCTTTGGTGTGAATGCTTTGTATATTACATACGCAAAGCCTGCAACTACTACTAAAATTACGATCATTTCCATTTAAGTCTCCTTGTTAATAATTTTCATCCATAATGACTTTCCAGTCTTTCCGCCTAATAGCTCTATCTACGGCGGTGTTTGCTTTTGCTAACTGCTGTGTCTTCGATTTCTTGGACAAATGGCGACTGTCGTCTCCGAAGTCCTTAAACGACTTGTGTGTTTTCTTCGTTTTATGAAGTTCTAGGCTCTTCATCTTGGTTCTGCTCCGCTATAAGACCTGGGAATGCTTCCTTAATTAGTTTAGCCGTAATTCCTTTATAGGGAATCTTTTTATCTTTAATAGCAACTAAGATCGCTGCATCGCTTGGATGTATTGATTCTAATAGTTCTATGTAAAGCGCTTCACGTCTCAACTTAGTAAGGTTAGGATTGCCACCTTTAACAAAAAGATACAAACGACGTACCTCTGACATTAAACGTAGCTCTTGTGCGGGGTATGGACATTCTTTGAATGGTGGAGCACCTTCAGGGAGATCCCATACAATTGTCGGGTCGTATGCATAACGTAGAATCGTCTGCAACGCTGGGTTCTGATATTGACGTAGAAAGTTAATTTTATCTTCCGTCGATTTGAGAGCTGATGCTTGCTCTAGTATTTGAAATATACCTAATCTCATATTAAAATTCACCAATATTTTCAGTCAAGGTTTTGAGTTTGAATTTACTAAAATACTCAGCCAACTTATCTTTCGATTTACTAGCTTCGCTATGATACTTCTCTAAAATAGAATTCATTAGTTCTTCTGGAATCATGTGGAGGTCAATTAAACGCTCATTTCGTTTAAAATTATTTAATTGGTCTGGGGGGAGTACTTTAGACAAATCGGCAATGCTAGTAAGATATTCGATTCGTTTGGCTGGCAAAGACTTTTGACGCTCGCCTTCGATGATGCACGTGTCGGAGGACATGATGTTAGGAATCCCATCTCCTCGATCGCCTTTGAGAATGTGCTCACGTAAATATTTGTGAGGGTTAGTGTTCTTAATTTGCTTTTTAAGAACAGGGTTATACTGCTCGACATTTCCATACACTTGTAGTTGTACAAAATCTTTATCACCTGATAAGATTAATATTTTTTCACTTGATTGTAATATAGTACCATATTCGATACACAATGTTGCAATAATATCATCTGCTTCCGCACCTTCTACTTGCAACACTCTATAGGGCGAGTAATGTTTCAACTCATCCCTAATCTTATTTAGACAATTAAAGATTTGATTCCAATCAATTTCTGACTGCGCACGTGCCTTTTTACGATTGGCTTTGTAGTAGGGAAATACCTGCTTACGCCAATACCTTTTATCATCACAAGCAATAATAATCTCACCATAGTCAGCAAAGTTTTTACGGAACGAGCGAATGCTGTTCAGAACCATATGCCTGAAAATATCTTCTTCTATCACAGTGTTAGTGTGATTACCAAGCTGAGCCATAATATTGGCGATCATCACTTGGCTGATATCTATGATAATCATTTTGTCATTGTAATCAAATTACGCTAATTAGTCAACAGCTTTTTCGGGTAACTTAATATTATGGTCTTCTAAAATTCCACCAAGAAGCGCATTCCACTGGTGTGTACGGTATTGCCAGCTATAGAATACATCAGCATATGATTTCTGACCGGCTAAACGCGTCTGTACAGCATCAGTCCAATAGTTCTCAATCCCCATTGCTAGGTGGTTGATCAACGATACAGCATGGTCGCGTTTGTCTTGTGTCCATTGATACATCCAAGTCCAGTTTGCTGCTGTCTCGTATAATGCACCATAGTTAGGATGTACACATAAACAACCAGCACTCATTGCTTCCATCAAAGCCATACATGATGTTTCTAACCAAATGGAAGGGTATGCTTGGATGTGTGCTTCAGCAAGAGCTGCTCTCACTACATCATTCGGTTGATAGCCGTGGTAATTGATCTTAGGATGCTCTTCACAAAATTTGAATAGGTCCTTGTATGGCTCATCTCGGTCAGCCCATCCATACGCTTTAAACGAGGAGAATACGTCTAGTTCAATGTTGTCATATCGTTCGCACAATTTATCAAATACAGGAACAAGAATTTCCAATCCACGATGTGGAGTTGTATTGTATATAATCTTGATCTTGTCTTTAGACTTTTCTTTTGTATAGATTGGTTCAATTGCATTTTGCAATACAACTGACTTATACCATGGAAGTCCGTAGTGCTGTTGGTATTGTTGGAATTGCCAGTTTGAAACGAAGATCAGTTTCTCAAACTTATTCCATCCACCATTAGCGAGGTGTTGGGATTCTGGATCACCAGGAAGGTCGTGTAGCCAGTACAGTTCTAGCTTACCGGGGCTAGTTCCACGAAAGCGGCTAGCGGTTATATTAAACTGGTCAAGCAGTTGAGGATCAATACGGTCTTGTAAACCGTACTTCATCATCTCAGTACCGCCCATTGCGTTCTTACTCAACTCATCTGTTGCTATTGGCATTATGTTCTCACAAATCAAATTTTACACTAATAACACTATCTAGGCGAAATGATCTCCACGCTTCTTTGTCCAAGTCCCAAACAGCCAGTGTATCGAGGTTTTCTTCTTTAACCCGATCAGTTGTCTTCTCGTGGGGAACAATTACAGCTTCGGCTAATGTGCAATTCATTTCTCGCTCACTACCATCTTTCTTAGTAAACACAATTGCCATAGGACCCATCCTCAAATGACCTTGAAGCCATTCACGTCCTTCTTTTGTTGCTAGTGGTTTCTCAAGCATTTCCATAATCATCTTCCTTTAGTTAAAATCCACGAATCTTTCGAATAGCTCAGTTGCTGCGCACCCCTACTAGGAACGTTCAATACCCAATAGTTCTTACCATCAATCTCTTTCTCGTTGACGATATTACCTTTTACAATTTCGTTGTTAAGTTTGTTTTTCAAAACAACATCAGGTCTAATTTTATATTGTATGCGTTTCATTTTTTAACAAGATTGGTGGGCCGACCTGGAATTGAACCAAGACTCAAGGCATTATGAGTACCCTGCTTTACCATTAAGCTATCGGCCCCTTGAACGTATCTGCAATGATACTTGATCCTGATTATAAAGACAACAGGGTCAGACTACTGCTTTTAACTTCTTTTGTTTTTGTGAGGTTGATATTCGCTCCCCTTGAGTGTTCAAGATATGCTTCCTATGTACTCTACAAATAACCCAATCATTATAATACAGATCAGGTTTAAATAAAACAGCTCGTGTTATTTGTTCGTAGGTTTCGTAATAGGAACACTCTCCTTTGGACACGCATAGGTGTAGGATTTCCCGTTTGAATTGATCGTCTCCTAGACGTTTGACGTCTTCGTTAAGAGAGATTGATGAGCCAAAGTAACCTTTCCAGTCACTCTCAGCCAGGTAGCGTTTGCGCTTACCTTTTAAGGTTTTGATTTTTTTGAACCAAAACAATTTCTTACCGACATACATTTTTCCTGTATGTAAGTTTGTAATTAGATAAACAAAGCCGTAGTGAGATTCTTCTGGTGTCTCATATACTTCCCCATTGTAAAGCCATGTCATTTAATGACCATTTTTGTTTCCATCAATTCATCGACGAAGGTTAATAATAAGTTGTGGTGTTTTCCACCATTCCAGTATTTATTTATGTACTGCCAAGGCTTCTCATACCAATAAAGTTGAGCTTCAGGATGACATCCAATCAACCCTATTCTGCCTTTGATGATTGCCATTGGATCGCCATTAGCATAACGAGCGATCGTTTTAAATTCACTCTCGTCGCCAATTAAAGCACAACCGTCATAAAAATACATCTTCTCTTGCTGACCGTTCCAATCAATGGTAGCTACTGTGCCATAGCTTCGTTTAACGTCAGCATTCGGCCTTTTGATGTATTGTACGGCCCTTACATCGCCTATCAGATCGAAGTACCACTCATCTGCCCAATACGCTCCCATACAGATGCCAAGATAGTAACCACCATCTTCAATATACTTTGCTATCCGGTTACCAGTTCTTCTCGAGAACAACTTATAACAAGAATCTGAATCTCCAACACCACCCGGAAAAGCAATAACCGATACGCCTTCAAAGAAGTTGGGATCGGTTATGTCGTTTCCATCAAACGTCTTTATATTATATTTCGGAGATAGTGCTGTAGTCATTGCATCCACACAATCCTTAGAACAAAAAGGGTGATGTAAGAATAATGCAATGGTGGGTTTCATTATGTTAGATTTTCTTTAAAGATCTTCCAAGCATTGTCCCAACTCCAACGTTGGCTGCCCTTCAATACACCCTCTCTTCTCAATTGCAAACATCCATCAATGGCATCGGATAGATTGTCATTCATAAATCCAGTAACGCCTTGCTCAATCACATCCTTTGGACCATCACAAGGAAATGCAGCAACTGGTGTACCACAAGCCATTGCTTCGATCATTACTATACCAAACGTTTCCCACATACTTGGGAATACAAACACTTCAGCATTGGCATAATATTGGGCTAGATCTATGCCTGTTTTAAACCCTGTGAAGTGTACGTCGGGATATTGCTTTTTGTAGATTTCCAGCATAGGACCATCGCCTACCATAATCTTCTGATATCCCGGATAATCTAATTTTAAAAATTCTTCAAGATTCTTTTCTTTACTTACGCGAGAGACGCAAAGTAAATATTTTGCTGGTAATTCTTTTCTGAGTGTAGGAGTAAATATATCCCGATCAACACCACGGGTCCAAGGAACAACTTCACCATCAAATCCATGATCCTTGAGATCCTTGACCATTGTATCAGTCGTCGTTAGTACTTTGCCTGAATGTTTATGGAACCAACGAACGAATCTCCACGTTAGAAATTCAGGAATGCCAAATAGCTTGTGTAATCCTTCAGGGAATTTAGTATGATAAGCAGTATTATGCCTAATGCCACGTTTTGAAAGATATGCTCGAGCCCACAGACCCAAAGGACCTTCGGTGGCGATGTGGATATGATCCGGATTGATCTCCTCAATCTTCTTGCCCAAGTTCCGGGGATAGCTAATCTTGACTTCGTTGTAGCCAGGGCAATCAATATAGCTGAAGCTCCTGGGATCAAGATAATCAATGCTATAACCATCGCGAACCGCACACGCCTCAATGTTTTTATATGTTGTAACGACCCCATTGATTTGATCAGGTAGGTTGTCGGTTACTATCAGTATCCTCTTTGTCATTCTCTTTAGTCCATGTAATAATTTCCCACTTACCATCATAGTGTTCAACTAAAGCAGTGCAGGATTCAACCCAATCACCATCATTCATATAAATGATGTCGTTTACTTTTTTTATCTCAGCGTGATGTATGTGTCCGCATATAACTCCATCAAACCCACGCTTCTTACAATACGCTGCTATATTCTTTTCAAACTGAAACATAAAATCACTTGCTTTTTTGACTTTATGCTTTAGATACTTACTTAGTGACCAATAACCAAATCCTAGCTTATGGCGGATCCAATTGAACTTAGAATTCCATTCTAGTACTAGATCATATAGCTTGTCGCCAAGAAATGCCAACCAAGGAGCAAGACGAGTAATACCATCAAATAGATCGCCATGTGTAACCAAATAATGTTTTCCATCTATGCCAATATGTTCAGTTTGATTTTTAATTTCAATTAGACCAAACGAAAAACCATACGGTATCATCGGTCTTAAAAACTCATCATGGTTACCAGCAACGTATATTACTTTTGTTCCTCGCTTTGCATGACCAAGAATCCTACGAACAACGTTTGTGTGGCTTTGTTTCCATCGCCACTTGTTTTGTTGGATTTTCCAAGCATCAATAATATCCCCTACAAGATACAAAGTTTCGCAAGTATTATGCTTTAGGAAATTGTTTAGCTTACCAGCCTGACAATCTCTAGTGCCCAAGTGTACATCACTTATGAATATTGTCTTGTACTTCATGTGAGTTATTTATCGTGTTGTTTTCGGATCTTTAAAGATCTTCCCATAGAGAGCCCAAACCATCATCCACTCAAAATTTTATTTTGGTGCGTATTTAACTAGAGTATTAAATATAAGCGTTATCGTAGGTATCACTGTTGCTACGGACGATGAAAAAATCAATAGATTGTCTATTAGACCTTGACGTTTCTTTGCTTTGGCTTGAAGTTCTTTAGATTCCTGAGCGGCTCGTTCTTTATACATACGAACCCTCTCTTTCATCATTTCATCCCAAACATCTTTATTGCCTGACCAAATTAACATTTCCTTTAGTTCTTTTTCCGCTTCACGCAAAGCTTTACTTTGCATAGCAATAGCTAAAGATTTGGACCTAATTTGTCCATTCGTTATTCCCCTGATTTCACCCAAACAATTGGCTGTGTGTATCTTATCACTGTTCTCAAAGAATGCTCCAAATTGTACATACAAACTTTTAATGTCTTTACCCATAGCCACAGCTTGTTTAATACCCCCGATAGCTCGTTGAGCCGTTGCAAAAGCCAACTCTATGGATGCAGGATCAATCATTTTTTAGTTTCTTTTTTCCACTCCAAGCAAACAACTTTTCTCTCATACACATCACCAGTCCAAGACCACCTGACGCATTTCATTTCTTGCGAGTAGGAATGTGTTGTCAGCGTAGTTAATACTAATATTGCCAACAACAAGTATTTCATTTTGCTAGAGGATTATCTAATGCTTTTTGTATCTTACTGTCTATCTCTTTACGAATTTGGCGCATGTCTTGATCCACTTCTCGGTTGAGTTGTTTACCATCTCGCTCTACTTGCTCAACTACTTTTTCTAATCTACGGACATCTTGCTTCAAGTCGTTCTTGATATCTTGAGTATACTGTACAGACTTTTCTGAGTTTTGCATAGTGATTTCCATCTTCTTGTTTAGTTCAGACAAGTCTGGCGCCACATACTCAGCAATACGCTTCTTCATACCTTGATAATCTTTGTATACTTCAAACGTGCCGTAAAGGCCACCAAGAACGGATGATATAAGGGTTGCAGCAACCATTAGTTTAGCTGGAGTAAACTCGTAGCCTCCGATTGAGATTACAGTATCCTTACTTGCAAACTTCTTTGCTGCTGCTTCTAACTCATCGACCTTCTTATTAAGATCTACTTTCTCTTCTGACATAGCTTCCTTCTTCCTTAATTGGACAGAGGATTATCCAACGCTTTCTTAATCTTCATATCAACTTCACTTCTCAACGCACGGATTTCCGCTGTTGTTTCTTTTTGGTTTTTAACTAACTCTTGTGTTACTTCTTTCACACTCTGATCACTATATCTACGAACTTCTTTTAATGTAGTGTCAGATTCTTTTTTAATTTCTTTAATTGCTTGGTCAGTATCTCTCTGACTAGACTTTGTAGATCTTTCCATATTCTCAACAACAGACTCTACTCTACGAACATCTTGCTTTAAGTCGTTCTTAATGTTGTTAGTATATTCAGTCATCTTGCTAGTGTTTGCATCTAAGACTTCCATCTTTTTATACAACTCAGTCAAGTCTGGTGTGACATACTCGGCTATCTTTTTCTTCATGCCCATGTAGTCTTTATACACTTCGAACGTGCCATAAAGACCACCTAGCAATGAGGAAACTAATGTAAATGCTACCATCAGCTTAGCTGGAGTAAATTCATACCCACCAATACTAATTACTGTGTCTTTGCTAGCATACTTTTTGACTGCTGCCTCGGCTTCGTCAATCTTTGCGTTGACGTCTTTAATTTCTTCTGCCATGTTTTATCTTCCTACGTATATGTGTTTTTGTGATTCTTTTTGTCTCTGTAACTCAGATTTTGGTATCCATCCATTCCCATATTGAGGATACTTTTCAATTCTATCTTTAATAACATACAAAATCATTATTCCAACACTACATGCAACCACCAAGCTTCCGATACCAATTAACATATTAATGTAAAGCATATGTTTCCTTTGTCTTTCTCTCTTCATATCAATTTCATGCTGTTTCATCTGTCGTATAATGAGACCTTTTTGTTGCTTGCCCATTATTTGCATCATCTCTTCCACATCAGTATGCAAAGCCCCTAATTCTGAAGGGCTCTGGTATACCATTATTTCGCGCAACTCTGTTCCCATTTGCTCTAATTGCTTTTTCATTAGAACACGTTGTAAGGCTCTCTTACCTAAACTACTTTCGCCTTGATATACTTCATTCTTACTACGCTTTTCTTCTTCCTCAAAAATTGCTATACACTTATAATAGTTATCATAATAAGCTCCCAGATGTTCGCCAATTTCCGTATAGATTCCTACAGTCTCACCCTCGCGTTTATTTAATTCAATTACGCGATTCTTTTCCTTTATCAGAGCATTCTTCTGCTCCGTCGTTGGTGGCTTCTCTGGGGGATGCAGTTTTGCAAACTGTTGATCTAAATCTTTGAGAACATCCTTTACCTCACCAGCCGCCCCCTTGATGTCTTTATAAAGTTTACACCCTGCCTTTACGGCTGATACTGCCCCATTACAAAGGGCAAATAACGTTAACGGATCCATTATCTACCTTCATATTGTTTCTCCACCATTTCATTATGAAGTCTATCAGTGCCACCAAACATTCTCAAGTTGGCCCGATTGTCAATAGTTTTTTGATTTCCATAAACTTGATATGGTTTATAGAATTGTTGCTGTACAATTAATTGTTTGCCATAAGCATCAAACCCAGGAGTGAATCCCATTGCTTGAATTACTACATTCTGCACAGCTTTCTGAGCTTCTAGATCAGATGCTTTACCCATTTGATTGGCAAGGTCTTTACCCTTTTCTACTGCTTCTGCTTTTGCTGCAGCTTCTCTTCGTTCTTGGAGTGCTTGTCGAGCAGTTGGTGCTGCCGGTTTATCAGATGACGCTTGAGCAGTACCAGTATTCTGTGACGGAGAACTGCCTCCAGAGCCTTTCGGAGCATCATCTTTTTTGTCCTCTGATTTTTGTTCTTGTCTAGCGGCTGGTTCAGCATTTGCTGTTTGGGTTGAAGATCCGGATGCAGCTGGTCCAGGCGAATTCATGGAAGAGGCAACGGGACTATTGCCAGTAGATGCAGCTGGTCCATCCATTCTTGGAGTTGTAATTGCAGCGTTCACGTTACTATCATTTGTAAGAGCGACACCAGTAGAAACTTGTCCTGAGTTGCTGATCGAAGTTACTGGCTGAGTTGTCGATACATTAGTGGCCCCTGGACCAGAATAACCTGATGTAGCTGGTCCAGCATTTGAGTTTTGGGTAGTCGATGTGTCACAGCCAACCGTACATCTTGAATCAGCTGGCCCATAACTTATTGTTCCAGAAGATGGAATGCCCAATACATATCTTCTTGCATATGCGTCTGCATAATTGGGGCATGTTCTGTCATACAATCCATCTAATGTGCATTGTTGTGCTTTATACGCTTCAGCATAACCAGTACACGTAGTTGAGTAAAGAGGATTAATGGAACACTGATGAGTTAAGTAGGCAGCTGCATAGCCTGGACATTGTGTATTATATAATGAATTTATTGAACATTGTTGAGTCAAAAAAGCAGCTGCATAACCTGGGCATGATAGATCAAATAATGCACTTATTGCACATTGTTGAGTTGTGTATGCAGCTTGGTATCCTGGACATGAGGGCAATGATAGTGGATTAATAATACACTGATCGACAACATTAGTACCACTCAAAGCCCCCCAACTGAACCCAGTCGTTGGACCAGTAAGTCCCATTCCATTATAGAGTTGAACGTGTTGACCTTGCGATAAATCTCCAGTCATACCAATAGTAACGCCGTGTGTTGAGGAAATAAATGTTCCACCATAACGAACATCAAATGCGCCACTATTGTTTATTTTTAATTCAAATGTGTTTCTATTATCTCTTTGGCCATATTGACTTTGATTGTACCACCCATAAGTCATAGAGTCTGCTGTTCCACGATAGTAGGTAGTATTACCATCGAAGTCAACTAAGTCTGTCCATAATGGCATAATAGAATAATTATGACCAGTGTTTGTGTTTGTAGTCAAATCTGAACCATGGCAACAGAAAGCGTTGTTCCAAGTTGGCCAACCATTGGTAGGAACTGGCCTTCCAAACTGGACTACCCCGTTGCTATACATTGTGGATTCGTTAAATGACTGTCCCCAATAAGAAAATTGGAATGGCAATGGAATATTCTTCCACCCATCATCTCCCATTTGAATAAGGGTCGAATCGGTTAGATTATTAATATTTTGAAGGGGTAGTGCAGCAGAACCCTGACCAACGGTAATGGATAATCCAGAGTCTCCGGGAATTGGAATTGATACCAAACTACCTGTCCCACCATTAACAGTAGTCACGGTTAGATTAGTTCCAGGAATCAATAGTTGTGCTTGTGCTACTGAAATACTCAGTAAACAACTAAACAAAAGAACAACTAGAGACTTCACTGGTTAGTCCTTGCTCTTAATCTTTTGTGGCTGGCGATCTGGGGCAGATTCCCAAATTGCTTTAGCTGGCTCGCCAATTTTACCATCAACTGGACATGGTGTACCAGCATTCATCATCGCCGAGAATACTCGTTCATCTTGACACATGATGGAAACTGCTGCAACTTTCATACCCATGTCATAAATGCCACGAGCAAGTTTAAGTCTTTCGCAATTTTTATCAACCATGGTAGAACCAAAGCTGATACCTAAGATTTGAGTTTGAGCTGCTCCGGATACACCCACTGCACAGACGTCGGAGTTAATAACCGTAACTGCTGGTGCAACCGCGGTTGGAGGTGGGGATTTTACTGTGGTTGTGCTTGTGGAAGTAGAGTCAGTTGTAGATCTACTAGTCGAATCAGTAACAATGGGATCAGCCATTGCCATGGATGTAAACATAACAAAAAGCACCGCTGTAGCGATCTTTTTGTACATTTTTTAATTCTTTCGTTTTTTTGTGTTATAAGGAATCTCATAACAAAGTACTGCTTGTACCTATTTATATCAATGTCAGAATCTTGTCGTTCCGTCCTCATCATCTTCTTCTTCATCATCATCTTCCTCATCGATGAGATGATACCCGCAAAATGGGCAGAACTCTGGTTCTACTTCTTCATCATCTATTTTGGTTATTGTGTATTCCGCATCACAATTTATACAAAGGATTATATTTTCCTCTTGCTCGTCGTACTGAAACATTTTACCTCCTAAATTGTATTAGACCAAACACCTTAAAAATATTGAT